TTCTATTGTACATTTCTTTAAATGTGCTAAAACCTTTTTTCCCGCCTCTGAATTAAAACACTTTGCATAACATTTGTTTAAATCATCATTTAGTGATTTTGCAGTTTCATTATGCAAGGCATCTGCCGCTTCCATAGCATCCAACCCATAAGGTGTATGCAATTTAGAATCTTGATTTGTCATATTTTAACTAATATAAAAAGTTTATGACCTTTTATCACAATTATTTTATATCACAAGTTTAAGCTTGTTGTTGCATTTCTGCTTGCTGCATTGCTTGAGCTGCCATGGCAGCTTGTTGTTTTAGCTCTTGTTTTTGCTCTTCAGTTCTTATTAAAGAAGGTGATACGCCTAGTTTATCAGCAATATAAGCCCCTATATCATCTATATTGAGAGTTAATTGGCTCAAATTACCTGTAGGGTCTATGCCTTTTAATACTTGGTCTGTATTTACTATGGTGTTTACTTCCTCTAGCCCTTGTGCTTTTGCAAGTGGTGCTAATATTTGCGTTGTTACGTTGATATTATCAATCTTAATGCCTTCACCAAAAGTAATAATATTTCTGTTTTCTAATACATGAATGACACGTTGTAATAACTTTTGTACAAACTCAAATATAAGCCGTCCAAACGCTGCGCCAGTATCTACTTGTAATTGCTTCATGCGCTCAACAATTTCTGTTGCTGATCTTACAGGGCCAGCATCAGGTGGCAATCTATCGTTAAGCATTAAAGTATTAATACGTTGCGTAAGATCTTCAAACATAAAAGCTTGTGCGTTAAAATCGCCAGTTCTAGGCAATGGAACAATAGAAGGGCCAGAAGGGCCTGCATTTCTTGCAACTGGAATCATTGCATTAGGTGCAATCCTAATTGTATTAGGATTGGTCACCCCGTCATCTGCAACAGTATAAACACCAAAGATATTCAACTGCGCTGATCTAATCATTAACTCTTTAGCTTTATTTAGCATTTTAAGGTCTGGCAATGCTTGTAATAATGGACCTCTACCAAATACTTCGCCTGCTACCTTAGACCAACGAACAATAATCCATGGGTTAACTTCATATTCCCTTTTAACAATCTTGTCATTTTTATAAATAACTTCGTATCTCCACAACTGATCTTTATCATCCCAATAGGTGGATTCTTCAAACTCTATTTCTTTTTCAGGGTTGTCTTGTATGCAATCAGATAAATCACTAGTTAATTTAGCATCTGGAAAAGTTGCCATAATGCCTCTAGCTGCTACTTTATGATCTCTGTATATCCCAGATATTTGACCGTTTTCAGATTCATCTAAACATAGATTAGCTGTTGGCACAGTAATAAACTTAATAGGCATTTGTTCATCACCTTCTAGCACTAACATAGCACCAGTTCCAACTGCTAAATCATAATACATCTCACCAACTGCAACTGAAAAGTTAGAGCTGTTTAATGTTGAGAATAGTATATCTGTAACTAATTCTAATATTTTGTTTACTTCTTGTTTACGCTCTGGTGGAATTGCTGGCCCTGCTTTTAATTCAGCCCATTTGGTAAAAGGAGGAGTTAAAGCTGACTGCATGCGATTAACAAAGCCATTAACTGCCATAATACCAGCAGAATCAAAAACTTTGTCCATTTTAATTTCACCTTGCGAACGCCTATTATACAAGTTTCTTTGCGGTAACGCCAACTCATAAGCGCCTTCAAACAAAGCTTTATATTGCATTTGAACGCCCTTAGCGGCATTTATTCTTTTTTTTAAGTGCGTTATATTTAACTCAGGCATTATTCGGTATCAAATAATTCAGTTGTATCTATTTCTAGCTCTTTGCATCTTTTAAGAAAGTCGGCTTTCCTTGTGAAAGTTTCCATATCATCATATTTAGTTTCCATAACATTATTTTTTTCAATTACCCCATAGTGTGATGGCGGGTGTTGTCCGTTATAAGCTATGTAGTAAGTGGTCCTTGTTGGCTTTTCAATTATACTATTCATATTACTAGTCCTCCATCTATAAATCCCCAGCTGTCATCTTCTATTATTGCAACCTTTGCAACTAATCCTGACGCATTATATTTTGAGGTGCCAAAGTGAATATTAACACCATCAAATAAATTTAATTGTTCCCAAGCTATTAAAGTTCCACTATAATTTGCAATTGACAGCTGACCTCCTTGTAAAAAATTTGTACCAGAAGTTATATATTGAGCATTCCAATCAGCCATACTAAAATCTAAACTAGTGCATTGTCTAAAAGTATTATTTAGAGTAAGATTTTTGCCAAAACGCCATTCTCCAAAATCTTCTGTCATAGAACTGCAATTATAAAAAGTTTCATTAACTCCAGTCGCCTTCTCCATATTTGAAATTGTCATGCTTGGAAATTTTACTATAGACGAGCAGTCCCTAAACAGCCTAAAAAGACCACCTTGTGCAAGAACATATTTGTCTGTTGCTGGCATTGTAACATTGCTGCACCCATAAAAATGCGCATTAGAAGTTTGATATATTAAATCTCCCCATTGCCTGACTTCAAGAAGTTTCAGCCTATCGTTAGCATTCGCAAATCTAATAATAGTAAAAAGCCCATATATTCTCACCTCGTATTCTCCAGCCGCAGGATAAGTATGAGTCCATTTCGGGTCATCATAGGCTGTAATGTAATCAGATGTGTTATCGCCCCAATCTACCCAACAATTATAGGAACCGTTACTACCTGTCGGAATTGCAATTTGATCACTATTTGATACTCCTGCATTATCTGTTTTCCAGTAGGTAATAAAAGCGTTACTATCTTCACACAAATTTTTTGAGCAAGGTAATTCTATAGGATGAGATATTGGGCTTTGAACTGCATTAACCATTAATTTTCTATAGTATTTCCAAATTTTTGAACCCAAACTTGACTGTCTTCCGTACCACCGTCTACAGTTCTTCTTGCTCTAAATATTGGCGGCAAATCCATAGTAAACAAATCGTTTGTCTGAATAGCTTTATATGTTACAAAAGATAGAGAGCTTTCAAGCTTTCCCTCAAGCACTATAGTGTCGCCAGACCCAACCTCTATTTGAATGTGCGCTTTTTTTAGCGTTTGTTCTCTTTCTGTAATTGTTTGCGTGTCGCCAGTGTCACCGCTTGTCGTATCAAGTATTTTAGTGATGCTTCCAGTTACTTCATTTACCATATGATTTATTTAATAGTTATTTGTAAATACAACACATAGTTGTAAACCTCGATAATATTTATGCAAGAGTTTATTAACCTAGTGTTGACTGCACGCCAAGAGCTGAACCAGTTAAAAGGCTTCTTCTTCCTATTCTGCCACTTGCTGCTCTTTTTTGCTGCTCTCTAAATATTGCTGCTTGTTCTGTTTCTTTTGCTGTTTGTATAGCTGCAATTTCTGCCTGCCTTTCTTTTTCGGCTCTTGCTATATTTTTAGCTCTTGTTTCTGCCCTTCTAGCTGTCATTGCTTGTTTATGTGCCGAAACCGCTTGACCTGCTGCGCCTGCTGCTGCCAATCCTAACGTAACTGCTGTTGTTGCTGCTGCCATTATAAAACCTTTAAATAGTTATAAACTTTATCCGTTCTAATAAATCCAAGTTTTCTAAAACGAATAGCAAGCCCTGCATTATTAGTGGATGAAAAGATAAACTTGTATCCCTTATTTTTAGCAAGTTCAATAAGCTTAGTCAATAACAACGTTATAGCGTGCCTTCTTATTTCCTTATTTGTATCATGGTTTGCAATGGTAAACTCTAAAGCAGCTATTTTAGAATTTGTTAGATATATAAATCCTGCGCAAATCTTTTCTCCTTCATATTCTACAACTAAGCCTGTATCTGTAGGTAGTATTTCCACTGGCGGGCATACCCACTCACCTGTAGCATAATGATTGTACCATTTTTGTAAATCTTTGTAATCTTCTTCTCTGTAATTTCTACTAATCATAGACACCCCAACTTGAATTCGCTTGCACTGTATTGCTTATACCATATCTAGCCTTAAATTCTTTGTTTGCTACATTAAAAGCAAAGGTTAAGGCTAAAGCGTCGCCAAGGTCTGGTGACTTACCTAATCGTTTTTTTATGCTTTCTTTCTTCTCTAATAACAATCTACTTGATGAATCAAAACTATATTCTGGCGCTTGTATATCTGAATGCAACGAGTCAATATCTTCTATCTTTACTGGCCCATTGTTTAGCCAATCTTTCATTCTATCCCACATTTCAGCGCGTTTATTTGCGTATCTATCGCCATTATCTGCCTTTTGTCCAAAATTAACCGCTGTTACTACTTGATTATAACCTAATTCCCTTAATCTGTCATAAACACCTGCGCCAATACCTCCAACGTCTACAAAGACTTTATCTGGCTTTTCGTTATTTATTATTTGCACTAGTCGCCCTGCAACTTGCATCGTATCTAAGCCTTCAAACATTTCATGCTTGTATTGCACTCTACCAGCTCGATATACAATGGCAGTCTTATCTTTTCCTTTCCATGCAGGGTCAACACCAATTACTTTAATATCATCAACATGCACGTTCTCTGCTTTTCTTGCATTCATGATAGTTTCTGAAGATACTAAGCTATTATCACTTGAGGTTTGAAACGCCTCGACAGCCGTTGCAGGATATTCTTGCTTAAACTGCCATAGTCCGCCTGCAAAGTTATTTATCTTGTTTCTTCGCCATGCTATTTGTTTGTCATCTAGCTTATAAAGAGTTTTATATTCCATCTCTTCGCTAGTAAGCATAAAGTCTTTAGGTAGCTCTAATCTGTACTCATCTTGCCAAAACCAAGGAACAAAAATCATTTGATACTCGCTTTCACCTGCAAGGGCTGCAATAGACATTTTATGAAACATATTACCAATTCCATTGGCAGTCGATTCAAGTATTATCTCAGTGTTTTTAGTGTCTGGCACTGTTTGCATTATACCAGAGCTTATCTCGTTTGTATTTTTCCAAAATGCAACCTCTGAGCCATGCAACAACTGTATAGTGTCAGAACGTCCAACACTGCCACTTCCTGCGGTTCCTATTGCATAACCACTATCAAGCGTTGAGAATACAAGCTCTGAGGAGTTAGAAACTCCTGTAGTTGCCTTCA